CAAACTCGCAACTGCGGATGCAAGTCCTCCAGCAATATCTTACCGGCACAGAAGAGATTCCCGCCGAAGATATCCAAAGGCGAATGCAGGAAGATGAAAACTTTGCGAAACGACTTCAGATTTACGCAGGACAACTCGAGCAACAGCAAGCTCAACAAAGAAACGCTTTAATTGGCCAACTAGGGACAGCCCCCGGCAATGTACCAGGTACATCGATGGCCGCTTAATCGAAAGGAATAATATCATGTACGGAAAAGGAACTTACGGATCGAAGGTTGGACGGCCTTCCAACAAAGCTAAAGCAATGGGACGGAAGAAAATGAGTCCAACTGTTAAGAAATTGCTCAAGAAGAAAAAGAAAAAGTGAGTAAAACTTATCGAGGCATTTCGTTTGGCGGTTATAATAAGCCCAAGCGAACACCTAATCATCCGAAAAAATCTCATGTCGTTTTAATAAAAGACGGAGGCAAAGATCGGATGATTAGATTCGGACAACAGGGTGCAAAGACTGCCGGTAAACCAAAATCAGGTGAGAGTCAGGCAATGAAGAAAAAACGGGCATCGTTTAAATCTCGTCATGGTAAGAATATAGCCAAAGGTAAAACTTCGGCGGCTTACTGGGCAAATAAGGTGAAGTGGTAAGATGCCAAAGGACGCTTGTTATAAGAAGGTAAAGGCTCGGGTGAAGGTATTCCCATCTGCTCGAGCATCGCAACAGATCGCCAAGTGCCGGAAGTCGAAGGGACAGGTTCGTAAGACTGCTAAGGGTACATCGTTGAAACGATGGGGATCAGAGAAGTGGCAAGATACACGAACCGGTAAACCATGTGGGCAGGGCAAGTCGAATGAATACTGCCGGCCAACCAAAAGAGTCTCGAGTAAAACACCCAAGACAAAATCGGAGATGAGTAAAAGCCAACTGAAACGAAAGAAGGCTGAGAAATCGAAGGTAGGAATGGGACGAAGAGTAAAACCTGTAAGAAGGAAAAAATGACATTAGGAGATGCAGTAGCCGGGCTTGGTGAACAGACCGAGTGGGTGGTAATTAAGGACTTTATTAAAGAACAGAGGGATATGTGCCTGGTGGACTTTCAGGACTATACTCATGTGGATAATCCTCAGAAGCTTGCCCGTCTATCGGGTGAGATTGCAGGACTTACCCGAATATTGGAGGCGTTGGATAATGCCGAAACTGACACCCCATCAGCAGTTTAAAAACGCCCACAGGGCATTGATCAATCGTTGGATAGAAGAGTCTGACATTGAGGATACGGAGATCGCCAAAATAGCGATGGAAGATCTCGAGGAGTGGCTGGATGATGATGTTGTCGATTTCGAGTGTGATATGGTGCTCGAGGATGATGACGAAGATGAAGAGGAAGGGTAGCCTCTACGAGCAGAAGTTCTTTTCGGAAGCCCTCGAGCATGGACTGGAAGTCTTTGTGCCTCTAGGCGATTATTTGCCACAGGATTGCCTGGTGATGAATACGGCGGGCAAGATATTCAAGATTCAGATAAAAGGAACTGAGAGTAAGTCGAAGGATAAGGAACGGGGTGGATTGGGTCGGTATATGGTAACGACCGCCAGCGGATCATCCGGCAAAGAGTCGATAGACTGCACAAAAGTGGACATATTGGTGGCATATGTCGAAGATGAAAACATTTTTTATAACATCCCATGCATGGAATTAGACGGGGCAAAAAGGATCGGATTATATCCTCACAACCCTGAATCTAAAGCCAAGCATGAGAAATTTAAGGACAACTGGAAAATTTTTCGGGCTACCTGACAAAACTGCTTTTTAAACTGCTATAATTGTCACTGGCGGGGCATATCTGCTCCGCAGATACAAGCAAGAGAGTGCGAACTCTACTAACAAACGCAGAAATCATGGCAGAAACAGTTATAAGCGAGGCTCCGGCTGAACAATCGGGAGCAGAAAACAATCAAGTACGAGGCCCACTATCGGTGGAAGATTTGGCGGCAAGTTTTGTCGAGCAGGTCGAAACTCAGGAGGCTCAACAGGCGGATGAGGCTAAAGCGGAAGTCACCGAGACTCCCGAAGAAGCAGAAGCATCTGCCGACCAGGATGAAGATGTTCTTTCACAGTCTGTAACCGAAGAATCTGACGAGGAGGAAACGGAGGAGGATACCGAAGAGGAAGAGGTTGAAGAAGAGGTCGAGGAGGAAACTCAGTCGAAGGGTTTAAAGAAAACTCTGAAACAGATTTCGCGTCTTACTGCCAGAGCAAAGAGTAGCGAAGAGCTAGTCGAAACACTCAAAGCAGAAATCGACAACTTAAAGCAATCAGGAGGCAGTCAATCGCCAGCGTCTCAACCCGAGTTAGAAAACATTCAATCGTTTGAAGACTTGGAAAACTTGAAACGGGAAGCACAGGCGGCCAAGAAGTTTGCACTTCAACACATAGGCAAGGATTTCGTAGAGGTCGATGGCAAGGAATATAGCGATGATGATATTCGTAATATCCTTACCCAGGCTGACGAATACCTTACCGAAAAGATTCCTCAGAGGAGTGAGTATCTAAGGGAAAAAAGCGAATGGAGTAGGGATACAATCAATACCCATCCGTGGATGGATTCATCGAAAGATGATGATATATCCGAATCTCGAAGAGAAACCTATAAACAGCTACGAGGCCAATATGGTAACGTACTGGATAACCTCCCAAATGGTGACTTTATCGCCGCCACTCTTGTTAGAGGGATAGAAGCATTGAAAAGCGAGCAAACCGCAAAGACTCCAAAGAAGGTAGTCAAAAAGCGTAAAGCTCCACCTCCCACAGATGGAGGAGATGCATCCCCGCCAATCGAAAACTCAGCCACTCGGAAGCAGAATAAAAAAGCAAAAATCCTGGATCGGAAAGGACCACTCTCGGCTAACGATCTTGCCGCATTTCTAGCGGACTAAAATTTAAAATCTTAAAATAAGGAAATACTTAAAATGGCTATTGCTACTTCATACAATGTAACAAGTGCTAAGGGTGCTCGCGAAAATTTAGAATCACTTCTGAAAACCGTAGAGCCTACTGAAACACCTCTGTATTCTACTCTCTCACAATCCGAAGCTCCAAAGGCAACTCTTAACGAGTGGTTGGTAGACTCACTCTCAGACCCCGAGATTGGAGGAACAATTGACGGCGTTGATCTCACGATCTCCGATGCCGCTAACTTGATCGACTCTCGTGCAAGACTTGGTAACCGTGTGCAGACAATTCGCGATGTATTCTCCGTCTCACGCCAGGCTGAGATGATTGATGTCGCTCCTGGTGGACAGGGTGGATTGTTTAACGCTTCCAAAGCAAAAAGCTTAATTCAGCTTAAACGCTCAATCGAAACTGCTATCGCTTCAGGAAACGATCAAGCTGCCGGAACCTCTTCCGCCGGAAGTACCCTCTGCGGGCTAGGGTTATGGAGTGATCCGAGCCATACCGGAAATACATTCGACACAAGTGCCAAAGAAGCATTTCGTGCAGTAAGTGGATCTCGCGTTGCTCTTAGTTCATTGACTGAGTCTGCTCTTCGTGGATTACTTCAAGCAGTTTACACTGCAAGTGGTGCTAAAGGTTCTTACAAATTGTATGCCGGTCCAGCAGTAATGAACGCTATTACTGACTACACCCGTGCCGCAGTTACCAACAATCCTGTTTACAGCTTCACTCAAGATGTAAGCGGAAAAACCTTGGTTAATTCAGTTCTTCATTATGTCAGCGATTTTGGCTCTATCGATATCATTCCTGACCTTTTCTTGGGTCGTGTGAATGGATCGGCTTCCAGTCCTGACACAGCAGAAGGAACAGTAAACACTGATCGTGCTTATCTCATTCCTGACGATGACACTGTTTCCCTCAAGTTTCTTGAAGGCATTTCCGTAGTGGATCTTCCTGACAATGGAGCCGGCAAAAGAGCTTTCACTGAGGCAATGCTTACGCTTCGTGTAGGTAATCCTAGAGCCTTGGGGTCAATCGTTTAAACATTTCGGGTTTATTATCGTTCATGTTGTTATTGGGGAGCCGGTTTAGGGTTAGACCGGCTCCCCTTTTTCCATTTTAATGAGTCTAAATATCATCGTAAGGGGAGGTAAGAAAAGCAGATCGTCACAGGACGAAATCGCTTATTACCTTCGTAAGGAAAACGAGCGAGCCGCAGTTAATGAAAAGGCTGGATATGCACAACGCCAAAAGCAGTCCCGCAAGGCCGCCAAAGCGTTTGAAGGAGGCAAAGGCGACCTCCGACTTGCTCGGGTAACAGACTTAACCACATATGTCCGCCATGAGCAGGAGAGACCTGGATGCTGGGCAGATAAAGGATTCCGTAAGGACTTCGAAAAATCAAACCCCGAGTGCAAAATCAAACACTAATTATTTTATATTATGCCAAACTACGCAACCGCAACTTACTCTCAGTTAAAATCTAGATTTCAGGCTTTAGCTGGATTAGAATCACTTCAAACTACTGATGCAAATTTCCTTCGAGATTTAGTAAACCGAAGAGCTAGACTTGCTCACGAACGATATCCCTGGCCTCAGTTCACCATAATTGGTGAAAGCGTGGCAGTGGCGACTTCAGATGCAAATCGTCTTCGAGTTTACGGGGCATCCAATAAATTGGATAACGATGCCAATGTTGTTTTCCGTATTCATAAGGCTGATCCATCGTCCACCAGGTATCCTGAAGAATATACATTTTTTACAGAATTAGATTCCGGCGGATATCCAAGTGTAAAAATCATTGAACCAACAGCATTGAATGGAGTGAATGTTTTTGTCACCTATCGTAAAGATTTGCGTGGGGAGATAAACTCGGGATCAGCAAGTTCAGGATACTATGGTGATGAGGCCGGAGATGAATCCGAAGTGCCAAACTTTCTTTTGGACTACTTGGTGCAGGGAAGCTATGCCGATTTTCTTCGCGGAGACGGCCAGACAGAAAAGGCGATGGTCGAAGAGCAAAACGCTGAAATGATTTTGGTAAAAGAAATAGATATGGTTCGTGAACAAGGCAGGCAATTTAGAAATGACATTCTTCAATATCGTGCTCCATCACAATTCCGTAGACACAACATTCAGGCAGGTGGATCACCTGTAGCCGGTGCTGGTGTGGATAATGTTCAATAATTATTGATGGCAAGAACCATTACATTTGAGTCGCTTGAAAAACGCTTTAAAATGGCGGCAGGTTTGGCGACTTTAACTGAAGTAGATGAGTTTTTCTTCAAGGAATCATTAAACAGTCGAGCACAGACAGCCTGGCATCGTTGTAAATGGCCTGAACTACTCAAACTGGTAGAGAAGTCAGTCGGATCGACTACTAATCCCACAGCAGGCA